GTGCTCGCAGATAATTCTCTACACTATCTGTCGAATCAATAAGTTTAGTACCATCTGCTGAATACTGAAAGATATCAACGTTCCCTGTGTCAGTCATGACATAGTGTAGGACTGGTTTGACTTGCTTCAGTTTAATTTTGAACTTGTTCTTTACTGCCTCACGTATCAACGGCTCAGCAGCATTCTTTACCATGTTCAGACCGATGCTTGACACCATGGTAGCAGCAGTCGTAACCACCGCTACAGCACCTGCTGTGGCGACCAGAGAGGGGTCTGGGAGGTCTATGGTAAGACCTGCAATATTGATTTGTGGATTATCTGGCACCTCAACGACAGGTGTTGTTGCCGCAGGAATAGGGGGGATTTGAGCAACTATTGCAGGTTGAGGAGGGGGGGTAGATGTTGGTAGCTGCCTGGGTTTATCTCTTTCTTCTGTTTCTTGCTTTTCTTTCTCTGCTTTTACGGCTGCATCAAATTCTTGTTGAGTGGGCACTCTAAGAACAGGATATTGAATTGCTGTATTTGGATAATTAAAGACAGGTGAAGCAAGTCCCCGCATGACAGGGACTTGCAATTGCTGTACTACAGGAGGATCAAACCGTGGTATCTTCGTATCTGGAGGGTTCTGTATCGGAAGCAGTTGGTTCTGCTGCAACTGATTCGACTGCAGGTTCGGGATCAAAGATGGGTTCGACAGTTGGTTCTGTTGCAACTGGAGTGGGTTCGACTGCGGTGACGGCAGGTAGGGAATCGGGTTTGGCATCTTCCTCCTTCTTGTCTTCAGACTTCTTGAGGGTATCTACGCCAAAGGTAGCAGCTGCAGCAGTGAATACTGTAGCAATAAAGGTTGGGTCCATCTTAGCAAGCAACCCTGCATAACTTGCGGTAAGCAATGCAGCACTCCAACTCAAAACTGATATCCTAACAACTGTGCTCATACATTGTGCCCTTTTGGTTTGGTCAGCCATGTCTTCAATGTGAGAGAATGTCCTCTCTATTTATATTATCCTTCTTTTTTCTTACCAATATTATATTTAGATTCTAATGTCCATTCAGATTTATCTTTATATGCGATTACTTTAATTTGATTAAGTGGTGCTGCATCAACAATACTATCTGGTTTCACAACAGTTACTAATCCCCAATCGGAAAGTAATTGAACAATACGGTTTCTACGTTGTACATCATTCAACGAAAAATTAGTATCCTTTCTATCAAGAGCAAACAGCTCCTTGAAGTGAACAATATAATACTTGCCCTTCTTATGGAGAATGTGACAGGACTGGTATAGTTTCTTTTCCTTGCGAGAGGCAACACCAATTCTAGTCAGTGTTTCTCTTACTTTAAGAAAGTCATCTGGTTCTTTAAGGAGAACCTCGATCATAATTTCTTCGGACCATTTCACTTCAGTATCCATCATCTTTTTCCTCCAACATTCAGCTTAGACTTGATAAATTCTAATTGTTCTTTGGTTAATAACCCAAGAGCAGTCTTTGCTTTTTCATTACTATAACCATAGTATTGCTTGACGATCTCAAGGTCCTTTAGGGGATCTTTCTTTAACCAAGGAGAGAAACGTTTTCTCTTACGAATACTATTTATAAAAAAGTCATATTGCATCTTGCTATCTAAATTCGAAGCCATGTTCATCTCGTTTGCATAGAGAACTGTATCCATAAATCCAGAGAGACAACGATTAATAATATATGGAGGATATTGTTCAACTGCTTCTGGATCAGCATCCATTAAATTTACTTTATCATAATTGATAGAGTTAAGATAATGCTTTAGTTCATACTTCATCGAATAATCTCCAAATCAACTCCAGGTTCCCACAATTCAATCTGAGTTCTAAGCGTGTTGCTTTGAACCAACTTATCGTATCTACGTGTTGCTTTGACCTTCCACCATTCAATTACCTCTTCTGGTTCATACCCAAACTTAGAGATGTAGTATCGTTTTTTCTCAGTCAATGTTTTTGCATGTGTAATGCAGTCATTAAACTCTTTTAGTTTCTCATCATCTTCGAGAGAAGAACGAATGATAGATATCATCTTTGTTTGTATCTTCAGTTTCTTTGATGACTTATCTGCAGGGATTAATCTTTCTCCACCATTACGTTCATTGAACCACCAAAAGAAATCTCGAAATTCATCATCATGAAAGAGTGGAAGAAAATCACTCTCTGTATCTCCAATATGACGGACAAATGGTTTTAATCCATCGTACATAGATACACCCTTGGTTGTTCCGTACAAAGAAGTGGTCTCAAAGTATTGAAGATCTGTACCATACTTTTCATCAAACTGTCTCTTTAGTAAGTTCGAAGAGGCAAGTAGGGCCAGTAATTTTCCACCAAGATAATTGTATCCAAATGGTTGTGTTGGAACAATATTGAAACCCATAACAAACTTTTGGTTGATCTCTCCAAGAGGAAGGACTTCACCAAAATAATTATTACGTGGTTTCGAGTTGATTGTTGGAGAACCAAACCTGACTACACCAACAATCTTTTTACTATTCTCTTCAACTACAATCCACTTATGCGTTCTACCTGGGATTGCTTCCTCAATAGCATTAGATGCAGTCTTAGTTAGAATCTCAGAATAAAGACTCTGATTATACTTTGATGATGGTTTTGACGAAGTATCTACAACATGAATTTTAAAGTTCATGTCGCTAGGACTCATATTGAATTCTGAAAAGATATCATCTTCAGGACCAAACAAACATCCACCAGCATTTTCCATTCTGCTACTCTTAACAAAACGGAGATAGTCATCAATACGATTGAACTTATTGTAATAGGTTATGAATTTATCAGCAGCATAAATGGCATCTTCAGGAGTCAGTTTCATATTGATCTAGAGTAATGTGTGCCATTGGGAACCCGTATAGGTTAACATGAATTTTTCCAGTTGGCAAGGCGTTAAAACTCATGGTGTATCTAGGTTCATTTCCCATATGAGGCCTAGAGCAATGTGGTAACCATGATGGAAACATGATTAAACTTCCAGGTTCAGGATAAACTTCTCTTTCAATTTGTCTATTCTTTGACCAGTTAATATCCATATTCGTTCCACCTTTGCTTGCAAGAGGATCTAAGAATACGGTTGGGGATCCTTTAGTTATGTAATAGACAGCACTGACATATGAAAGATTATGATTATGTACATGATGAGCAGCCTTTCTTCCAGGAGCAGATTTATTTCCCCAACAGACAGCAATGTCTAATCCATCACAATCCAGTCCATAATATTCACGATATTCATTTAAACATTGACGAAACCAATCCATTAAAAACTTTAACTTTGGTTCCCTATGCAAAACACCGTCTGTTGTTTGTACTCTCATTTCTTCCCATTGAGCCCAATCACCACTTCTTTGTGCTGGTTGGTGTTCTTCTATGATTGAAATTACTTCAGATGGTCTTGGATCTGGATTAGAAAATTTATGGAGAGTAACTGGAAATATATCTAGAGTCTTCATAGAATAATTTTCTTGGCAGGTGGTAGATCAACAACACTAAAGAGTTTAACATAGTGTTCATGAACTGGAGGATCCACTTCAGTTGTAAAGACAACAAATTTTTTACTGACTTCAATTTCTGGCACTTGCCTATTCATAATAGGAGACCAGGCAGCAAAACCAATCTGACCCTTTTCAGTTGGAACAGCGACAATGGGATTAGTAATAACAATAACATCCTCTCGTTCGTCAAGGACAGTAGTTACAACGTCCTCACCTGAGGACATACGGATAAGTTTAATGTTCATTTGAATTTACACTCACACATGATTTCGGTTAATGCAGCTAACAGATTTATTTCTTGGTCAGCTACGAATGCACTTTGATATTGGTATTTGGCAATGATAAGAACTGCTGCAGGAATAGTTGCAGGTGTAAGACAGTCATAAGCAGTGTCATAGATTCTACGAAGTACCAGACTAGGATCATTGTCTAAGTTAGATACTACCCACTTACGAACTTCAGTAAAGTTTTTATCTCTAAGGTAATCAATAAGATTATTAATTCTTACATCTGAGACCAGTGCTAAGATACCACTGTCTATTTTACCACTAGATGAATATCTTTGCAACTCATTCAGAGTTCTTCTCCAATCTGGAAAATGTTTCTGAACTACTTCTGCAACAACCTTTGGATCGTATTCGATATTCTCCTGCGTAAGTACAGTCCTGACACGGTTGAAGAACTCTGCTGCGATTGATTGTTTTTCCTTTCCTGGGATACTGAAGTCAATGACTGAGCATCGGGAATGGAGAGGTTCAATAATTTTGTTTTTGAAGTTTGCTGTGAAGATGAACCTGCAGTTGCTATAAAACGCCTCAATATTTGCCCGTAAAAGGAGTTGTACATCGTTGGTTGTGTTATCAGCTTCGTCAATAATGATGACTTTGT